CAGTAAAAACGGCTACGGCTACGGCTACGGCTACGGCTACGGCTACGGCTACGGCTACGGCTGCGCCAGAGGACTCCAAGAAAGAGTTCTTCGAGCACTTGCCTGAAATCGCTTCGCTAATACACTCAGACAGGAAACTTGAAGCGGCCAAGCAAGTATTGAAGCTCTTGCTGCCCGGAGAGTCTTCGGACAGCGTGGCCACTGAAGAACAAGCCAACAAGATTTTAACCGCGACGGTTCAGCAGTGTTTGGCTGCCAAACGATTGCTGGAAGCAGCGCAACTGTTGTGGCCGCTCGCGGTCTTTAACCCGCACCCCGAGAGCGTCAAGCAAGTCTGGGAATTGTTCGACAGAGCGCGGCCAACGGGGTTGGTTATGGGGGCCGGCTCGATGAGCAAGACTTATACTCTCGGGGTGCGGTGCTTGCTTGAATGGATTCGTGACCCGGAATGGACTTCAGTCCGGGTGGTCGGGCCTTCGGAATCTCACTTGGTCGCGAACTTGTTCTCGCACTTGGTCTCTCTGCACAGCCGGGCTTCCATCCCGCTGCCTGGCCGGGCGATGAACTTGTTCATCGGGCTGGACCCTAAAGACCAACTGTCTTCTATCGCCGGGGTGGTTATTCCGGTCGGAGCAGCCCGAAGGGCGGGACGGCTTCAAGGCGTTAAGCGGCGGCCACGGCCTGCTCCGCACCCGGAGTTTGGCGCTTTGTCCCGGCTGCTGGTACTGATTGACGAGGCAGAAGTGGTCCACCCCGGCATCTGGTCGGACGTGGAGAACTTGCTGACCGGCATTCAGGCCAACGACAACGGGATGAAGATTCTCGCGGCTTTCAACCCGGCGGATATTACGTCTGACGTTGCCCGGCTGGCGGAGCCTCCGAAGGGGTGGGCTTCGTTCAAGGTGGAGGAAGACTACACTTGGAAGTCTTCTCGCGGATGGGAAGTTTTGCGGCTGGACGCGAAACGGTGTGAGAATGTTGTCCAGGGGAAGGTGGTTTATCCGGGGTTGCAAACTGCGGAAGGCTTGAAACAGCTTGAGATTAGCTCCGGCGGGCCGCAGTCGCCGGGCTACATGACTTTCGGGCGCGGGGCTTATCCGACCAAAGGGTCCGGGTCGGTGATTGTGTCAGTGACCGCTTGGCAACGGGCGCAGGGGATTCCGGTTTGGTCCCCTTCTCGTCAGGAGCTATTCGTTGGAATTGACCCGGCTTTGGAGGGGGTCGCTACCATCTCGGTAGCTTTTCTGCGCTGGGGGATGGCTACCGGTATCTACCGGACGGCTTCGGAGGTAGGCGGGCAGCCTTCGGTGACTTTTTCGGGGCCTCGGTGGGTGTTGTACTTGGAGCGGCTCGAAACAGTTCAGCCGGGAGACACGGTGGAGGTTGCTCGTTCTTTGCAGACTTTGCTGGTGGAAAACGCGGTTTCACCGGAAAACGTGGCGATTGACTGTACCGGGCACGGGGCCGGAGTGGCGGACTTACTCAAACATGATTACGGGCCGGTGATTTCGATTAACTATTCGCAGGCTCCGACAGACTTGCCGATTACTTTGGAAGACATGGCTCCACCTAGAAACATATTCAAGCGAATTGACACGGAGCTTTGGTTTGCGCTTAAAGGGTGGTTGGAGCACGGCGGGTTGTTTTACCACCCGGACTTTGCCAAAAAGTTAAGCCGGGAAGTGCTTGGACGGCGGTACAAGATGAGTTTGGGCAAGCCGGTGGTTGAGCCTAAGCGTGACTTCATGTCGCGTGGCAACTTAAGCCCGGACTCGGCGGATTCTTTGGCGCTCGCGCTTCATGCGGCTCGGATGGTTCTTCGGGTTTCTCCGAGCATGAGGTCGGGAATGGTGGTTACTGACCAGAGCGTTAAGGCTGCGGACGGCTACTTCTGGGGAAGTTTTTCGGCTTCCGCTCGGGTGGATTCTTCTTGTGAACAAGATATTTTGGAACCGGAACTTTATCACGAAGACGTATGACTATTCTGCTCAACGCTTTGGTTGGTGGGATACTGCCTGAGTACACGGATGGGTTGACTGGCACTAAGTTTACTGGTTCAACTTGGTCGGAGGTGCTGGCTCAAGTTCAGCGGTTTTATGCGGAGCATGGAAGGGACCCTTCGACGGCGGCGGCGAAGCTGGTCGAATATGTTTGTGAGAAATATCCGCAGCAATGTGTAAAGGAATCCGACGAACCGGTGCCAGGAGGGGGCGGATTTGTACAAGTTCTTTACACTTCTGAGTTTATTGACAATAAAATTAAGCGGGATAAAGAGTTTGTTTCGAGCGAGGTAGTGGCTAGCCGGTTGTCCGTTTGTGAAAACTGTACTTTGTGTAAAGTCACTACTTCCGGCATGGGATGCGGCTCTTGTCAGAAAAGGTTTAACGAGACTGTTTCAAAGAAGTTTTCTATTTCTGAACCGTTCAAGGCTTGCTCCGGGCTGGGGGCTTTGATAGCGGTACTGGTCAAGGTCCCCAACGCGGAGTACTTGGGGAAGTTTGGTGGGAATTGGCGTGATTTGTTGTTGACTCTGCCGGCTACTTGTTGGTTGAAGAAAGAAGAAGCGTATGAAAAAACTACTTGATAAGGAGATTTACGAAATACCGCTGCGGGTATGGTTGAAGGCCCCTTTCGTTTTTCTCCGCTCTGTAGTAAAGTTTTTTGTGTTCTATTTTTCCAGGGACCGAAATGTGTTTGTGTCGCGGGACCAGCAGACTGAACGGCTTCGGGTGTGTTACAGATGCTCGATGCTTTCTAGCAATGGTCAATGTCGGGCGTGCGGGTGTTTTGTTTCGGTGAAGACGTCTCTGGCGTCCGAGCACTGTCCTTTGTATTTTTGGGATTGATTCATAGCTGTTTTTCCAGCAACTTGTATTAAGTAGTGAATCTACAATCAAAAGTTTCCGAGTCGGGCAAAATCGAGCGCCGAGCAATACCGGACTTGTCAATGGTTCGGGATGTTGTATCGGCGCTTAAGACCGCGAATGAGCGTCGTCATACGATTGGGGCGCGGATTCTCAGCAAACTTAACGCGACTCCACCGCACGACGCAGCGAAGTTGAAGCAGGAAGGGTTGGGTTGGAAGGCAAACTTCTCGACTCGACCGCTTGGCGTCTTGGTGGAGAGGGTTGTTCCGAGGCTGGTCCAAGTGATTGACGAGGCCCGGTACTTGACCAGTTCTCGGCTGCCCGCAGAGTTCCCGGATTCTTTTGCCAAAACGGATTTCTTTAGAAGTTCCATCACGGCTTTTGTTCGGGAGAACCCCGAGTGGCGGGTGTTACTCGAACAGTTCGCTTTGAATACGGCGTTGTTCGGTTATTCGGCGGCGCTTATTCTGGATGAGTATTCGGTGTTCCCGGAAGTGATTCCTTTCGAGGACTTGTACCTTGCCGACGGTACTCCGCAAGTAGAGGGGGACGTACAGCTTCTGGTGGTCAGGGAGCGGTATCGGCCCCACGAGCTTTTTGCTTTGATTGAAAACCGAGAAGCCGCGCAAGAGGCTGGGTGGATTATCAAAGATGTAATCGAGACGATTAACCAGTCTTTCGCGGAAGGCACTCGGGAACGGTACAATGGTTTGACGGAGACTTTGTGGTATGAAGCTGCCAAGCGCGAGCTTTCTACCGGGATTTCTTACATTTCAGGGACTCGACCGATTACTTGTTTCAGCGTTTTGGTAGCCGAGCTTAACGGAAAGGTTTCGCATTATCGGCTGGCTGAAGGTACTGACAAGGTAATCTTTTCTCGGGATGACCGGTTCGGCTCGTTCCGGGATATTCTGGTCTTCTCGACTTTCCGGCTTGGCGACGGAAAAGTTTTGTCTTCTCGCGGGATGGGGCGCGACTTGTACGATGTCGCGGCGGTGATTGACCGGATTCGTTGTGAGCTAGTGGACCGGCTGTCTTTGTCTGGTAAGGTGATGATTAAGGGCGACCCGCGAGATTTGCAGCGGCTGCAAATGTCGGTGATTGGGAACCTGCTGGTCATTCCGGCAAACTGGGAACTGGTCACTGACGAGATTCGCGCCAATCCGGCTTTGTTTACGGAAGCTGACGGGTACATAAGACAGTTGCTTGACGAAATGGTGGGGGCAGCTTCACCGAAGTTTCTGAAGGGCGAGCGAGTGACCAGTCAACAAATCAATTTGTTCGCGGCTCGCGAGGAGGAGGTCCGTGATGCGTACAATGGCCGATTTTTGACTTCGGTCGCCAAGTTGGTCGGATTGATCCAGCGACGGCTGTTGATGCCTACGACCGATGCTTCGGCCAAGCGATTGCTGGCGAGACTTCGGACTCGGCTTACTGACGAGGAGATTATTTTGCTCTGCAACAGCCCTTCGATTAGCACTGTTCGAGACTTTACGGCGGCGGAGCGGATGATTCTTACGCAGTTTGCCGCAGAGCAGCGGGGGAATCCTTTGTTCAACCAGCGCGCTTTGGCGACGCTTGACGTTGCGGCACGCTTGGGACCGGACTACGTGGATGCTGTGTTGCAACCAGACCCTGACCCTGTGCAGCAGGCAGAGCAAGTCCGAATGCAACAGTTGGAGAACAAGCTGTTGTCCGAAGGCCAGACGGTTCCGGTCTCGGCTCGGGACGCGCACGAAGTGCACTTGGGGATTTGGCGGGTTGCGGTTGAATCTTTTGTCCCGAGGGTTATTGACGAGAAGCTCCCGGCGGAAACATTGTATCCTTGGTACGAGCATGGCGCGGAACACGTGAAGTTTTTGCGCCAGGCCAAAGTGTCTTTCCCGGCGCTTGACGATATTGAGAAGTTTTTGGTTGAGTTTGGTAAAGTGATTCAAAAACTTTCTGAAATGGAAAAGGCGGCGATTGCGGAGGCGCAAGCCAAACAAGCGGCGGCTGAGGGCGGGGTGCCGGCGGGGCAACCGGCGGTGCCGGGCGAGGTTCCGCTGGGTGCACCGGCGGAGATTGGGGCGGTAGCGGGGCCGGGGGTCGCTGGTTAGAAGTAAAGACTTTTTATGCCATGCGTTGTTTGTTCAAGTACTGTTGGTGGAGTGGCTTTGTTTTTCAAGCCTTGGTTGTTGGATAGTGTCAAACTTTTCAATCGGACTTTTGTTGTGGCAACTGTTACCTCGGTTTAATGTATGGCTTACACAATCTACCGTTCTACTGATTCGGGGGCACCAGTACTTACTGGAAATACGGCGTCATTGATTCCGTTACTTGATGCGATTCTAGTGAATGGTTATGGTTCTAAGCCGCCGGCTGGCTGGACCAAGCCTTTTTCCGGCACAGACAAAGCGGTTTATAGGAATGCCGCGACGGCGATAGCCCGCTCTTATTTCCGAGTAGTGGACCCTGCGCCGAATAATTCGGCCAGAGTGCGTGGCTACGATACCATGACCGACGTGGATACCGGTACTGGTCCGTTTCCGCTGCCCAGCGACATTACCGGCGATGGCATGGCTATCCGGAAATCATCGGATGGTAGCGGCACAGCCAGGGCTTGGATTGCTGCTGCGGACGAGCGAACGCTGGTATTGTTCGTTCAATTCGATGGCACATATTGGGAAACGTATTATCTTGGAGACGGGATTCCTGACAATTCATATAACACCAATTTTTCGATTTTGGCGGCCCGCGAGTTTGATACCCTTTACCCTGCTACGCTTACGATGTATTCTGGCCCTCCTACCAACCCAACTGCCGTGAAGGGGATTTACATAAAAGGATATTATGGATTTGTTGCTGCGAAAATTTGCCGGTTGTTTTCTGGGCCAGGTCTTTATCACTCAGTTTACGGCACAGGTGGCATGGTTAATCTCGGTGGTATATTAGCTATGCCGAACGACAGTAGTATTTACTTGTTTCAGCCCCCGCTGGCGTTTTACGATGGAGTTGCTTATTGGTTGAGACAAGGATTGTATCGGTTTATCTATGTGCCGGCTCATCCGCCGGCAACGTTTAATCACGGCGATACATTCAACGGTGTCGGTGCTCTTTCTGGCAAGAGTTTTGAGATTATTAAACCGGTTCTTACGAACTCCGGTAATGGCGGGCAAGTAAACGGAGTTGTCGCTTTGGTGACTTCAAACCCAGATTAGACATGCCGTTTCTTAACTACGACGGTGTTCTGGTTGGAGGAGCGCAGCGGGCTTGGTGGACAGTCCCTTTGCCGCCTGTGATTTTCCTATTATCTACACAAGATACGCTAACCGTTAATTCCGGTTTGGATTCGCAAATCGGCAATCCGGCCCCTGGTTTTAAGTTAAGTTTTGGGCGATATAGAATCCGTCTCCCTGTTAAGCCGGGTATTCGGACTGTAAGTGTGGACGTATTCCAACCAATCGCAACGGCAGAAAGGCCGGTGTTGCGAGTAAAGTTTAATACCGATATTGGGTTAAGTGCTGACGTGTCGGCTACCGCTGGCGCAGCGATTAATTGGCAAACCATTACTCTTGTGTTTACTGCTACGGCCAACGGTGCAGTAATTGCAGAATTGGAGAATCCAGATGCTGCAAAACCGTGTTGGTTTGACAACTTGAAGATTCAATAGAACGCATGATTACGGTTACAACGACCGAACAAATCAGGGAGTTTCTAAACTCTCAATCTGGGCAAGCCTTGATTAAGGCAATGTCTATTTCGGCTCCGTTTGTGCATCCGTCCAAAGATGATTCCGAAGCCGGACTACTTTTTCGGTCTGGCGTGGTTGAAGGATGGCGTGCAGCAGTGCATTTTTTGGTGTCTTTCGGGCTTAAGGACGCACCGGCTTCAGAAGAACGCACGGTAGAGTATCCTCCGCTCGACGAGGATTCTGCATGGCCGAAAGACCTTGGTGGAAAGGTTGAACAAGGCTAAAGATTATTATGACCGAAAAAACTGAACTGACTGGGGAGCCTACTGAGTCGGCTGTGGACGCGCTGTACAAGCAAGTAGTGTCTTCGATTGAAGACCCTTCATCGGGGGGCGGCGGTCAAAATGATTCTTCCGGGAGCAGCGAAGCAACGTCCGGGCAGGGCGAGGACAAACCTAAAGCAGAGGGAACTGAGGGAGGAAAAGATGAAACGAAACCAGATAATCGCGGTGTATCGGGTGACGAAGCAGGCACCAAAACTCACTCTGAAGAATCCTCTAACGCAGGAAAAACAGACGGCGGTAAGCCCAAGGTGGGTGCTGGTGAGAAGCCAGAACCAGATGACTTTGATTCAGTTGAGTTGCCCAGCAACGTTTCTCGAAAGGCTGCTGATGCGTTTAATCAGATTAAGCAACGCGCTAGAGAAACGATTTCTAAGCTGACTGAGCGCGTCAAGGAGCTTGAAGCCAAGGTTTCTGAGGAGCCGAAAGACCTTCCAGAGGAAGTCAAATCCAGGCTTGAACAAGCCGAGAAAATCTTGGCCGCGCACCAGGTCGAGACGCATCCGTTCTGGACTCCGTACCGCGAGCGCATTCAATCTTTGGAAAACAAAATCTACGGCTTGCTTAAGGAGGCTGGGCTTCCCGAGGATGCCGAGGCGAAGATTAAGGAGCACGGAGGTCCACTTTCGGTTGATTTGGACCCGATTCTTGAACAAGTCACGCAGCCTAAACTGAGGCGTTCGATTGAGCACAATTTGGTAGCTTTGGAGTCTGCGGCTGACGAGTTCAAGTCTCGATTGGCCAAGGCCAAAGAAGAAGCCACTTCGTTTTTGGCGGAACAGTCCCAGCGGGTTCGCTCGCAGGTTGACGAGGAACTTCGTAAGGTGTTGGACACGGCGGATTGGTACAAGAGTTGGGAAGGAGAGGAGCGTAAAAAGCTGCTTGCGGAAGCTCGGAAACTCGCCGGAAGCACTGACCCGACGGTTCAGGCGGCCTTGCTGGCAGGCGCGCTTAAGTTGAACCGGGTTCAAGGGATTGTTCGCGAGCTTGACGAGAAGGTCGTGGCTTTGACCAAAGAGCGCGATTCGCTTGCCAAGCAGCTTGAGGAAATCAAGAAGTCCAGTGCTCGGGCACGAACGACTGCGGCTACCCAAGTGGATGAGAAGCCCAAGTCGGAAAGCATTATTTCTTCGGAGCCTACCGGAGTCATTCTTGACAAACTTTTCGCTGAAGTTACCGGGGAATCGGTAAGGTAGTTTCTTGTGAAACACCACACTTTCGTTTATGACCTTAGCGGTCAGGACGGCGAGCTTGTCTTGCTTTCGGCGTACCTTTCTGCCGCCGCGCTGGCAAGTGTCAGACGAACGGCAACTTTTGGATTTGTTCTTCCTTTGGGGCAAAACCTTTCTTCTTATGATTCTTGGGTGTTCCGTCGTCTGGGCGTTTCCTTTTTTGAATTAGCGCCAAGCGAGACTATCGAAAGTAGATTGTCGGTAGCCTTGATGAACGCTTTGTTGAATAGTAACGGACTCCCGTCTAGGTTTTTTATTCACAACTGTTCTAGGTGTTTGTTTTTGGTTCCTCAGATGTTTCTTAAGGTGGATGAGTCCACGTTGATTCCGCCTGATGTTTTGATTGTTCCGCCGGGAGCCAAAGAGGATGCTTTTCCGAGTCCTTCAATCTTTTGTGTTGATGCCTACGAAGGCGATGTTCCTAAGGAAGGGACGGAAGGCGAGATTAGGGCGAAGATTAGGGCTATTGCTGACGACATTCTTTTTGAGAAGCGGGAGGTTTCCCGGAAGGAAAGTAAGCAGTTGACTTATGTCCCTTCCGGCGGGGCCTATGTTGACCCGGACAAAGAGTTTTTTCAGGCAATGAAAAAGGGAAGGCTGTTTGTTGACGCTTTGCCTGACCGGTTTATCAATTTTCTTGGTTTCTCGATAGAAAAGTTGCGAGAGGTTGGAGTTAGTCTTAGGGAATACGAAGTTCCCTTTTACCGACACGCTGGTTCAGAGCGTGTTGTGACAACTATCTTCCAATAGTTGGTTGATTTTCTTCTTATTAGCCTGCATTGAGTCTGTGTGAGCCTAATTTAGCCGGCTGGCTCGCCCGGCATGGCCTATCCTGTTGGCTTCAGGCAAACGTAAACTGTAACTTTTGTAGTGTGTTTTTTGTATGCCTACGTTCGCTTGTGACCCGGCCACTCTGTCGCAGGTGGCCATCAAAGACACCAATCGGTTGGTTGGTGAAATTGCGGCTTCTCTCGCCTATAAATCTCCGTTCATTAACTTGCTTCCCGGCGGAACTTTTCCTGCCGGAGTAAGTGATACCATCTACTCGGCGGCTCAGCTTCAGGCGGCCCCTGGGGATAACTTGGCAACCCCTACTTTCTACTGCGATACGGACGTGTGCGGTACTTCCGGCTCCCAGGAGCTTACGGATACCGTGACGTATCCGATCCGTTTGGAGAGTAAGCGCGGTCGTGGCCCTAAAGTCTGTGTTAAACAGGGGTATGCTGCCTTTAAGGGGTCTTATACTGCGGCAGTTAACTCCCTCAAGGACCTTGTTACGCAGTACATCAACTCTGACGTTCGTTACCAGTTGACTCGACTTTCAGCCACCAAGTTTGTGGCGAAGACGGGGTACACGTTTGACTCGTTGCTGACTGGTGGGCTGGAAAGTTCGCTTGGCATCAAGTTTGCCAACGTTCTTCCTGATGCGCCGCTTTCGTTCAAGGCGTTGTACACCCTGGCTTCGTGGTTGCGTGAGGTCGCGTTGGCCGACTGGTTTACCAACGGGGGCGCGCCTAGCTTCCGGTTTATTGCCGGTGCTGGCCAAATCGAGCTTCTGCGTAACGAAAGTGGAGTGCAGGCGTCTGCCGTTGCGTTGGCTTCCGGCGGGTATAGGTTCGGTGAGACTACCCTTACCGGGTATTCCTTCGAGGCTTCTCCGGCGTATCGAGGAGTTTCGTTCGCGGTTGACCAACGCCCGCTGCGGTTCAATACGGTGGACGCGAATGGAAATCCGGTGTTCATCAACCCGGTTGTGGTTGTTCCGAACGCTTCTAAGAATACCGCGTATGCTCGTGTTAATCCGGCTTGGCTTAACGCGAATTACGAGGTGGGTCTCCTCGTTGCGAGCGAGTCCTTCCTTCGGCTCGTTCCTGAGTCCTATGTTGGCGAAGGGCCTTTCCGGTTCAACCCGCAGTTGCACATGGGAGAGCTGGTCTGGCATTATCAAATTGACAATGATTGTAACGCCTTCGGTGATTTTGGTTGGCATATCTACCAGATTACTCGTGCGTATGCTCCTCGGCGTCCGCATCATGTGATTCCCGTTGCGTACAAGCGTACTCCGAGCGACCTCGGTCTTGTGGCTCCCGAAGCCGTGACCTTGCAAACCCTGTCACAGCCCGGCACTAATGACCTGACCTGCACGACTCCTCCGGCGTCTTAATAGCTAACTGACATGGCCGGGGGGCTGGTCGAATCCCAGCCTCCCGGCTCTTACTATGAGTTGTTCTCCCTGCTCAACTCCGCCGCTTGTCAACACCCCGGAGAACGAGACTCTGGGGAGCCAAATTGACAACTTTGTACGTCATTTTTTTGGTTCCGTTACCAAATCGCAGGGACCCGATGGTTCTGTTGTTTGGGCACTTCCTTGCGACCTTGAGACGGGGTTGGTTACGTCTCCGCGTCAAGTTGATGAAGGCTTGGCGTGTTATTTTTTGCGGCTTTTCCAAGAAGGTTTGGTTGGGTTGCAGGGACCGCAAGGGCCGGCTGGTGCCGAGGGCGCGGCTGGTGCCCCGGCGTACACTACTGTTGCTGTAACCGGGACAGTTCCTGATACTACTCCGGCGTCGTTTGCTCTAGAATGTAGTTTCACGCTCATTCTTTCTGCCGGAATGTATGTTTTTGTTTCCGGGGTTGGCTATTTTCGTGTTGACAGCGTTACTTCTAATCTTACCGAAACTCCGCCTCGAAATACCGTAACTGTTGTTTTATCGCTTGTCCGGTTGCTTTCAGGAGTTACCTTGCCGGCTACAGTTCCTATTGGGGCCTTTGTTGTTCCGGCTGGGCCGGAGGGGATTCCAGGAACTCCCGGAGCGCAGGGACCGCAAGGCCCGGCTGGTCCGCAAGGCCCGGCTGGTCCTGCGGGCCAGTCTTGGCCTTCCCAGAACGTAGCTTTCCTTCCGTCTAACTTATCTGACCCGGCGTACCAAGTTGGTTTGGTCTTTGACCAAGTTTCTTTTACTAGTGCGACGCCGGCCCTGTCTTTGTCGCAGATTGGTACGTATCAAGTAAATTACACTCTGCTTGTTTCTGGTGTTTCTGCTCAGGCGGATACGGTGGTTGAGGTTCGCCCTTCGTTTTACGGGACTCCTCCGGTCCCTGCCTTGACTAATTTTTCTCAAAAAGTTGTCCTTACCGGTAACTCGGTTGTTCCTGTTACGTTTTCTGGGATTATTCAGTCGCTGATAGCAGGTCAAAACCTGGTGATTGAGGCGAAAGCAAGTGTTGGAAATGCGATTGTTATCCCTCCATCTGGTCTATATCTTTCTGCGTTTAAGATTTCTTAGTGAGTGCTAAAAAGGACAGCTCCTTCGTTGACGCATTTGAAGGACGGTTCGCAAGTCCTGTAAAAGTTTTTGTATCAAAAGGTGTTTCAGTTTCGGTTTCGATTCCTGAACCGGTTAGTTTTTCTTCTTGTTCAAAGTCTTTCTCGGTTGGCGTAAGCGAAGTCGAAGTCAAAAACCCGGAAGACATTCCTTACGGAGATTTGTATTGGCGTGACGAAGACGGAGTATTGGTTACAGAAGAAGTGGATGTCCCAGTTCCTGGACAGCCGATTTTACAACGGTTTGAAGTGAATAACGTATGAGAACTTCGGACATCCCGCTTCACTCTTTCCCCATTCCTGAAGACCAAGTTATTGCGTTAGTTCAGGTCGCTCCGGGGGTTTATCGGCTTCGTCGTGTTCCGGCTAATATTGTTGGCGCGCAGGGTCCGCAAGGTCCTGAAGGTCCGCAGGGTCCGCAAGGTCCTGAAGGTCCGCAGGGTCCGCAGGGTCCGCAAGGTCCTGAAGGTCCGCAGGGTCCGCAAGGTCCTGAAGGTCCGCAGGGTCCGCAAGGCCCGGTTGGTCCGGCGGGTCCTCCCGGCCCTCAAGGCCCAGAAGGTCCGGCTGGTCCTCCCGGCCCTCAAGGCCCAGAAGGTCCGGCTGGTCCTCAAGGTCCAGAAGGTCCGGCTGGTCCTCCCGGCCCTCAAGGCCCAGAAGGTCCGGCTGGTCCTCAAGGTCCTGCTGGTCCGGCTGGTCCTCCCGGCCCTCAAGGCCCAGAAGGTCCGGCTGGTCCTCAAGGTCCTGCTGGTCCGGCTGGTCCTCCCGGCCCTCAAGGCCCAGAAGGTCCGGCTGGCCCTCAAGGTCCTGCTGGCCCGACTGGTCCGCAAGGTCCTGCTGGCCCGACTGGTCCGCAAGGTCCTGCTGGCCCAACTGGTCCACAAGGCCCCCCAGGCGGGCTTGTGCTGTCCCACCAGACGCTTTCTTTTACGTCGCCTCTTATTATAGACTTTGATGGGGCTACGTACCAAGAGGTTTCTGTTACAGGCTCTGTTTCTTTGCAAACCTCTAATCGAGGCGTTCCGAAAACGGTTGCGGTTATTTTTCGTGGAGGGGCTTCGGACAATCCGGTTTCCGTTCCGGCTGGGTGGAAGTGGGTGTCTGCTGTTTTGAACCTGATTCCTGCGAACAAAACTGTCATTTTGTCTTTGACTGCGTTTGGGACTTTGGAGTCCGACGTGATTGCTTGCTTCGTGGCTGAAGAATGATTCCGCTTTACACACTTTTGGATTTGGCCTTCTTGGGGCAACTAAACCGAGGCATCCCGTATGGGACCGGCGGTGGGTCGGGCCTGGTAACTTTTACATATTCCCTCTTTGGAGTTGCTGTTCGGGATTTTCAATCCCCGTCGTATTCAATTTCGTTTGAGTTTTCTATTAACGGTGTGGCAGTATAACTAGTGAAAGAATTAATATGCCTTGCAAATCGAAAAAAGGTAAAGGTAAGCGAAAGTACTAGTTCGCGGCTTGCGCTAGATTACAAACTTTCGCATTTTACCTTGTGGAAAATGAATTGGTAAGCCTACTTAACGCGGGGAGCCAGGTTGCGTTGCCCATCCTTTTGTTGCGGGCCTTGTTTTTTCTCGCGAACTGGTATCAACAGCTTTGGACTCAGTATGTCGAGGCTGTTACCCAGACTCAGCAAGTTTTGGTGTCGTTGTTACATGAACGCGGTGTTACGGCGGACCAAATAACGGAGGCTTTGGCAAAGGCCGCGACTAACAAAGATAAGTGATATGTTTACCCTGGATTCTGTTTTTGACGAAATCCGGCAAATCTTGGGAATCCACGATGAGAAAGTGGTTTTCAGTAAGGTTACTCAAGCCGTAAGTATTCTTGCCAATGGTGGTGAACTGGACGGGTGGACCGGTTATCTCGATTTGTGTACTCACAGTGGTGGGACTTGCATTACGCTCCCCAGAGAAGTCGGGGCCGTGCTCGCGATTGCGGCGGGTGGGCAATCTTTGATTGGTCGAGATTTTTTATTTCAATTTCACCTGAACGGCATGGCCGGGCTTAAGCCGGTTCCTTGGTCCTGGATTGACACCGGAGGGTCTTTTGCTACGTTTTCAGAGTTCTTGTTTCCTACTAAAATCTATGCTACGTCAACTTCGTCGGCGGATGACAATAAACAGTTGACGGTTTTCGGCTTTGATGATGCCGGTCGCCCGCTTGGTCGGAACGTCTCTGGCGAATGGGTTCCAGGGATTCAGGTGGTTATTAAAGACCCTCCGGTAATGACTAACGAATTGGTGTCTCGGATTACGTCTGTTCGTAAGCCGAAGACTGTCGGCTCCGTTAGTCTTTTGACCCGGGAATATGGGTCAGATGATGGAGTGGTTCTGGGAGTATATGAGCCTGACGAGACGCTTCCTCAGTACCGTAGGATTATACTTGGTACTCCGGCGACTTGGGTTCGTGTCGCGTATCGAAAGCGTGTGCCTGAGATTCGGAGCAAGTACGACCATATTCCACTTGCAAGTCGTACTGCTTTGATTAGTATGATTCAGTCGCTTAAGTTCAGGTCGGAAGACAACCTTCCTGTGGCCTTGGAGTTTGAGGCCGATGCCCGTCGGCTTGAGGCCGAAGCACAGGCGGCTCTGTCATCGAACTTGGTGCGACCGTTGCAGATTCACACAGCGGACGCTTTGACTGAAGAACCGGCCCTTGAGGCATGAGTGACCCAATCCTAGACCTAGACTTGGCGTTCACGTCCGGCGTGGACTCCTCGGTTTCGCCAGAGTACTTACCTGCTGGCGCTGTCTTCTCTGCGGTTAATGCTTCGTTTGAGCGTGGCAGGATTCGTTGCCGTCCCGGCTATCGTTCGCTTGCCCAACTCCCTGACGGTGTTTTTCAGGGGGCGGCCTACTTTGAGCCAGCCGGGCTTCTGCCTCAAATCGTTGTTGTTATTAGCGGAGTCGTTTATGCCGCCGAGTATCCGTTTTACAATTTTCGGTTTATAGATGGAGTCGCCGTTTCGCCTACGGCGAAAGAGGTGTACTTTGCTTCAGTTGAACAAGTTGTAGAACGTGACGGACCCGGACTTGATTCACGTATTCGGTTTCTTTCTTCTCCGAAAAAGTATCTTTTAATTCAGGACGGGGGAACGTCTCCTCCGGTAGTTTTTGACGGTTCTTCTGCCTTTCAAGTTCGCAACGATGTTTTTGGGTTGCCGGCTGGGGGACCGATGGCCTGGGTTAACGACCGGCTTTGGGTGGTAGTCGGAGGCAATCGTTTGGTCGCTTCTGACATTGCTAACCCACTTTCTTTCCGCGAGACTTTGCTGGCCAGTCCGTTTGGCGGTACAGACGCTATTACGCTTCCAGAGCCGATTGTAGCGGTGTTTGTGATGAGTTCCTTAGAGGAACCGGTGCTTCTAGCATTTACCAGGTTGGAGACCTACGCGGTTTCTGTTGGGATTCGGTCGCGAGAAGACTGGTCTAAGACTAAGTTTCTGACTAAAATAGCTTCTATTGGATGTGTCTCGTCTCGTGGTGTTACCGCTTCTCAAGGTAAAGTCTATTGGTTTCACTCCGGCGGAGTAGTTAGCCTGGATGTGGCTTTGGCGACTAATCAGACGTCTGTCTTACCAGTTGTCAGCGGCCCGATGAAGTATTTTGAGTCGAGTGTTAGTGGAATCTTGGATTCGGTTGCTGCTGGGGAGTTTCATGGGACCGTTCTGTTTTCGGTTCCAGTTGGAGACACGAATGCCCATACTTGGGTATTGCAGCCGGTTGTATCCGATTCTCGTGCCGGTGGAAATACGTTTTGGGCCGGTGTTTGGGTTGGCACTAGTCCGGCTCAGTGGCTGACCGGAGTGCCGGATGGTGTACGTAAGATTTGGCATGTTTCTGTCAACAAATATGGCAATGTTCTTTACGAATCTTTTTGTCCTGAACGATTAGACAATGGTTGTCCGATTTTGTGGTCCGTTTACACGAGGGGATATTACGGACTCGGGTCGCGGTCCCCTATACCGCCAGATATGGTAGCTCGCTTCCGTTATGCTAGAATCGTCCTGGATTCAATTACTGGCGGGTTTGATATAGGAGTCTGGTATGCTAGTGGTAAACGCAGGAGATTTAAGAAGATTGCGTTAGCCTCCGTGAAGGGGGTTTTAGGAGGGTTAACCGCTGGGAAGAACGTTAGTTCGTCTGATTCTATCAATACTCACGTCGGTCAATCTCGCGTTTTGACGACGGTTGATGCGGCTAAGTTGATTCCCGATGAAGATTCCGCCGATGTTGAGTCGTCGCGGTTTGATGACTTCGATTCCTCTTTTTTGCTCCGAATAGTCTGTCTTGGGGACGGAGAGATTGTTTCGATTACCGCTTTCGCAACCCCGGTTCCTGACCCCGTTCGGCCCTCGCCGGATTTGGTAAGCGAAGACCAGGCTCTTTCTGCTAAAGGGATTTACGGGGATGTAGTTTCTGCCGGAGACCTTGTTTCGCTTCCGGTTAATCAATTGGCGGCGGAAGAACCTGATTTGGTTACGGCGGAATATACTGCTACTGTGTCAATTCCTCGATGGCGGGAAGTGTCTGAAACAGTGAGGGCAAGCGCCGTATTGAGTGCAGTGAATCGGTTGGTTGAGTGTCAAGCTAAGGCGGCGGCCAATGCTAAGGCTGGATTTGATTTTGTGGCGGCTCAATCGGCTGGCGAGTTGTATTTGACGTGAGCAATGCGTTTTCTGAAACGTCTTACTTGACGGTGCCGGCCCCCTATGGAATGTCCGTGGCCGGGGTTCCTACCGTTTATGTTCCGCCTTATTCCCCATTACGTGCGCCGTCTGGTGTAACGTGGGAGGTTGATGGGCCGGTTCTTCGGTTCCGCTGGCCCGTTTATGTTGGAGCGTCTTGTGTTCAAGTTTTCCAGGAAGTTTCTCCTGGGGTCTGGGAGCCTATCGGGGATTGTTTGCCGATTGACGAAGACAGCGTTGTGATTCCGACGCCTGAAACTGAACGGTGTTACCGGCTTTCTTTTCTCACGGCTGGTGGATATACTGAACTGACGACTCCTATTTGTGTTACGCCACCAGGAGGTGGTGAAGACGGAGGAGGCGGAGGAGGCGGGTTTGACCCGGGGGAGAATGAAGACATTTCCAACTTAGTAAAAGTTACGCCGGAGACGACTCAATTCATCGTTGGTTCTTTTAAATCGGTTAATTATTCGTTGGTTAAGGCCGACGGAAATCCTTTGCCTGATGGGATAAGTTTTTCGTTTAGTTCTTTTACTTTGCAGAGCGGTTCTTTTGAAGACCTTGGTTTGACGGCGGATGTTTCCAATAAACGTATTCAGGGTACGCCAGTTTCTTTCTCAGAGCCGGACCCTTATATAGAGCGTACTGTTATTGTTTCTGGAACAGTGACTATTCCTGAAACGACCACCAGAACGTTTTCAAAATCCGTTATTCTAAAGATTCTTAAGGCAGATTTCAAAGTTTTCCCGGATACGGTAATTTTTGAACCCGGTTTGTTTTCTTGGATGTCGTTCAAAGTAGGATTTTCTAATGGTCAACTGCTTCCTGAAGACGCGGAAGTTACTATAAGTTCTTTTAGTCTGGAAAACACGTCTTGGGCGTCTTTAGGGCTTTATCCGAGTCCGAGTACTAAGAGTATTTCTGGTGTTGCTAAAAAGGACTCCCACCCCGGAAATTTGGATGAGTACGTAGCGATGGTTAATGGTGAAGTAGTGTTTTCGGGAGGCACCGAAGCACTTACTTTTTCAGTACCGCTTACTATAAAGATTCCTCCATATCGTTGGTTTGAACTCTATCCATTTTTTACTCCTGCGTTATATGACGTTCCTTATTCTAAACAGTTAAATATGAGGTTTTCTGACACACACGAGTTTCTTACTACTGACTGGATTTCTTATGAAATCATTTATTATCCGTATATGGGGGTTTTCGATTCTCCGCCTTTAGTTCCGCCGAACGTGTCTTTTTCTCCTAGCTCTGGTGTATTGTCTTGGCAGATTGAGCCGTTTCTTCCAGGCGATTACTCTGGCGGTCAGGTAGGTATTTCTTTTGAAAGTAACGTTCATGTTCCAGGCTCTAATTTGGTCGTCAATTCATCGGGTCATGTGTATGCCATTTATCTTCATAACTCCCAAACTATGCCCTTAGAGGAGTCTGAATTTGATTTGATTACCTTCGGATACACTAATGATTTTGACTACGAAGCCATTAATGTAGAGTCTGTTTTGTATCCGCTGAATCCCGGGTATTCTTATCAATTTACTCATCCAGAACAAATTAAGTGGGGAAATCGCGCTGATATAAATTTTGCGTCTTATTTTGCTCCGTTTTATTTCAGAGTTGTGTATAGAGCATCGAGGGAGCCGTTTGTTTTAGATGAAGACGTATCGCTCGGTCTCAAAAAAGTTATGATGGTCGGGTTTATTGACTGGGACGTTCCTACGTATCCCTTTAAGTGGAAGTTTGTAGATACCGTCTGGGATACGGATGCTAAGACTGGTAAGGCGATTATTCTTGCCTATCTTAATCCGGGAGATTCTATCCCGCTTCTTCCCGCCTCTGTTTCTTTTGTTGCGTCGTGTCGTATTAAGCAAGTGTCTGAAAGCGGAACTACGCTTCTTCATCGTATTCTTACTAAACGGATAAACATGACTATTACAGGACTTTATGAAGGCTGACAGTAGTTTGTCATATCTAACAGTTCCAGCCTCTTTTGGTTATGCGTCAGGGATGGTCGTTGCTCCTTCTATTTCTTTCCCAAGCCCTTTGATTCAGCCCCCCAGTGGCATTGTATGGGAAATTGCTGGCCCGAACCTTCGTTTTTCTTGGCCGGGAGTTACGGAGATTCCTTGCGCTAGAGTTTCGGCAGAGATTTCTCCGGGAGTTTGGGATGTTGTGGAGTCGTGTGTTGCTCCTGTAGGTGGAATAATTACTGTGCCGGCCCCGACCGCCCCCACTAATTATCGGATAGAAGTTTTGACTCCTGGCGGGTGGAGTCCCCCGGCGTATGTTTCGGTTAATACCGAGGGTCCAACGTTCAAGATAACTCCTCATCAAGTTTCTGGACAATTTGGTCAATTCCTGTCACAATCATTTCAAATTGTATATTCGGATGGTTTCCCGCTCCCCGGAAGTGCTGTGGTTGAGTGGCTATCAGTCTCATATCCGTCTGGATGGCCTCGCTTCTTTTCTTTTCATACAGACGAAGGAAATTTGCGTGGAGTTCCTACAAACGGTCCTGGGGTATCGGTTCCTTTTTCAGGAATCCTTTCTGTGACTGCACGTATTACGTTTTCTCCTACTCAAAACGCGTTTGTTACGTTTCCTGTTGAGGTTAATATAGCCAATACTTATCAAGACCCATCATACTATGTCACTCCTTTTGATTTTACAGTGATTAGGGGTCAGGGGTGCTTTGGGGATTCGACCCTTTATGGAGATTGCAGTATTCCGCTGACTTTGTATAAAGACGGAGTTTCTATAAATAACCGGTTTAGGGCAGATTGGTTGTGGGGAGGCCCGGTCGAATGGTTCTCAACAAGTTCTAATTTTGGAGCAAGCCTTGAGTATTTGTGGGGCGTGGGGTACTTGAACACCCTCCGTCCGCAAGTTCCCCCCAACTCTTTTTGGTCTGAAGGAGAAGTTCATTATGCTTTTGTTGTACATGAATTGTACGTTTACGGATGCCCAGTCTTTCCGATGAGGATTGGGTTCTTGGTTAACTTTTTTGGGAGCTAGCTTTTTCTTGATTTTAAAGACTTTTCATTACATAATGTAGTATGCTGGTACAAACTCCGTTTCGGATTCAAATGGTGAACTTTCCCGACGTGTTCTCGGGGACGCCTAAAGTTTTCGCCGAGGAGCTTGTCCGGCGTATGCGAATCGTTACCCCGGAAGGAACGATTACGTCAATTTATATCGGGGACTCCACTCCGGCTTACAATGTAGGCCCTTGGCTGCGTGGGAAGCAGTGGTGGGTGTGGGATGACAACACTAATCAATATGTTCCGCTCGACTTGGGAGCGTCTGAGCGGACTTGGTACACGGTTTCAGTCAACGAACCTGAAACCAGCGACCCTCCGGTTTGGATTCGCAAGACGGCGGACAACATTTTTGTCGGTGTCTATATTTGGTCCTCTGCGTTAAACGCTTGGGTTCCTAGCAACGGGATTGTTTTCTCTGGACCCACTAGTCTTCGTCCGAACCCACCGGTTCCACTTCAGCAGTATTACGACACCGACATTGGGTGTCTTATCTGGTATGAGCGAAATGCGTGGCGAACGGTGTCTGGTGTTCCAGGAGATATTAAGTTTGTTGCATACGAGACTTTGTCAGAGGCGCTTCAGCGAAATCCTGGATGGGTTTTGTTTGGGGCAAATGAACAGGCTTATCGTGGTCGCGTAATTTCTGGCGCTACTAAAGACCCCGGAGCGTCTCCCGTTACTAACCTTCCGGTTCCTTCTGGCGTCACTCCACGGGCGGCGTTTGAAGTTTTTGGTACTGGGGTTACGGTTGCAGTTTCCACTACGCCTCCTACCGCCCCGTACCCTACTGGAATCGCGTTGTGGTGTTTGCAAAAACTATAAATTATGGCTAGTACCAATAAAAACACTCCTGCTCCGTTCCCGCAAACGTATGAGTATTATGTTAATTCATTGCAAGCAAAACAGCCATATTCATACATTGATGAGAAGATGGTCGCAAATGAATGGGCGCCGAGGGGGGCATCTTTTGCTTATACTTTTGTCGAGAAGGCCAGAATAACTGAGGCATCAGTAAATAATGCTCTTGCTGCCCAGCTTCAATCAATTAGATTTACCCAGGATTTTCTAGAAAAAAATGCGTCTCCGCAGGAATTGGCTCGGATTGCTGACGAACGGACTCGCCAAGCAACGGTTTTCCGAAAGCAGTTATTAGCTCAAATTGAACCGGAAATTGCGTTTTTCAAAGACGCTGCTTTGAAGGCAGCAACGCAAGCGTTGGTGCAGTCAGAGGCGGAACAAAAAACAGAAGCTGAAATCATAAAGTCTCTTGGAACGGATGCCGCGAAAGAAGAAGTTAGAAGCGCCTTGTTGAAGGCGGCAAAAGAAAACCTTTCTCTGGGGAGCGCCATTACTCCTTCAGTTCAAGCTGAATTGATGAAGGCGGGCATCGAACGTGCGTCGGCTACTGGAAGCCGGCTGTCTTCTACTGGAATCGCTGGCGCTGAAGCTGGGAGGGTCTTGGGCGTCACGGGGCTTCAATTAGAGCAACAGCGACAAGAGACCGCAGCCAAACTTTTTGGTCAAGTGTCACAGTTGGACAACCAACGGATGCAGCTTCTCGGGCAGTTATTTCCTGCTTTCTCCGCTCGCAGAGCTTCTTTTGCCCAGATTGCTGGCGCGGCGACTCAGATTGCTAACGAGGCGGTGCCCGAAGTGTTTTCAGGTCAAGATGCGGCTACGGCGCGCATGTCTCAGCTTCAGGCTTTGGCTGCTTTGTATCGTCAAACTGGTGAAGAAGTGGCTAAGGCTGCTACGAGTAAAGCCTCCGCAGTTACTTCTGTTATACCGTCAACTACAACTCCCACGCCTCCGAAAGATTGGAAACCGTCCAGTTCTCACTATGTTCTTTGGGGAGGAGGAGAACGTTAATTAGTAGAATCAAAAACTAAGTTAAAAAAATGGCGATTCCTTTCGTTCAATACATACAAGGCAATCCTTCCGGCGGCGTTGACCCATATTCCATTGCCATATCGGCTGCCGCCAATGTTCAAAACGAACGCGAGGAGCAAATGCGCGCCGCCACTCAGTTGGCTATCGCTCAAATGGAGGCCCAGACGCGCATGATGCAGATTCAGGCTCAGATGCAGATTGCGGCCAGGCAGGATGCTCTTGAGCAACAAAGGCTTCAGCAACAGGCAGCCTTAGCTAAGCAAGAAATGGCAATGAATGCTCCGCAGAAAGAGGCAGAACGGCAGCTAACGCTGGCCCAGACTGAATTGACTCTCGCCCAAATCGCGAAGGCCCAAATGGCTCCATTTGCTATTGATGAAAAGTTGAAGGCAATCCAAGCCGCAGGAGCGTCTATCCCGCCGTCTGCCGGCCCTCCGGGAAGTCCTTCCTTTTTGCAGGAAGTTGAGCGGACTTTTCAGCGAGTCAGCCAATGGGCATCAGAAAATGCAAAAGCGGACGCTTTTCTAAAGAGTTTGTCTGCTTCTAAAACGAATCTTGCGATTCCGACAAACGACGGCAAAGAAGTTAAAGTTGAAACAACGGTGTATTCTAGTCCGTTTTTGGGTCGTGCCCTGAAGCAAGAGGAAGTGGGAGCACTGACTTCCGGGCTTCTCGACTTTTCGGACTTCAAGTCTTGGCTACAGAAGGGAGCGCCGGCTTTTAAGGATGCCGTCGGAAAACTTTTGCCGGGCGTTGCTAAGCTCCCGGATGGCCAGATTCCAGAGGAAACTCGGCGTAAGTTGGACTCCTTGGTTGATAAATCTTTCCTATCGGACCTTCAAACGATTGCTCCGAGCAAAGACGTATCTTCGGTAGTTAAGTCGCTTCCGACCCCTGAGCAAAGGCTGGCGTATCTTGTGAAAGCCTCTGGAACGGAAGTTTCTGCGACGAGGGCTGCTGGCGCTCCTGACGTAGGTTCAAGTTTTGCCGGAGGAGTTGTTACTTCGGTTGGGCCTGCCAAGACTGGCGGGACTGTTAGCGAAACTGCGTCTAAATGGTATTCCTATCTTAAACGGATGGAGTCTGCTAACAGCATTCTTAATTCAATGGAGATGTCTGGAAAGTTCAACCCCGCTCAGCTTATTAACGCGGTACAGCTTAGCGGAGCAGTTCCAGAAGCTATTATGAGCGAGGATGCGAAAAAGTATCTTTCGGCAGCGAAGGCGTTTGTTACCGGCGTCGTCTATCGTGACAGCGGTGCGGCTATTACTGCGGCAGAGTTTGACCGTGCCCTTACTACATATTTTCCTAGCGCCGGGGACACTCCTACAGTGATTGCCCAAAAACGTGCGCTTCGTGAGCGAGACATCCAGTCTATGCGGGAAGTTTTGTCGAAGACCTTTCCAGGGTTCGACGAGGTTTCTGCCGGGAGTTCAACTGGACAGCCTATTGTAGGCGGTGACACGGACGCGAGTCAATACAAGATTCATCGTGGCGTTCCTCCGGCGAGTTTGATGAGTCAGTTTCGTAAAGGAACTGTTACTTATGGTGGTAAACGAGTCAGCGCGTATATCAATCCGCAGACCGGCGATGTCTATCTGATTGGTTTTTGAGTAATGCCGACTACCTTCCAAGCTCAAACCGAACCGCAGCTTGTTGATGCAAGCAGCCTTTCGATTTCATACGAGCCGGAAAATAACTCACTGGACGAACAAGACCAGCTAGAGTTTTTCAAGACCATCCCGCTTAACGCGCTTAAACGAGAAATCGAAGAACGGCGGGTAATGCCGTCCGAGTTGGTTAACGCAGCTTTGGCTCTGCAAGAACGCGGGCAACTTTTTGAAGGCGATACTTTGTCAAAACTCGCCGAGGCAAATCGTTATGCGAACTCGATTGGTTTCCGGTGGTCTGATTTGGACCTTCCGCAAATGGGCAAGACGTTGCTCACGTCTGTCAAATCTTTCTTCGAGATGGGGGCTAAGGCCGCCGGAATGCCGGTTCGTGCAGTTCGTAGTCTAGTCGCCCCAGAGTATCAGAAAGAAGATGTCGCGGCGGCAAAAGAGCTTACGGCGGCTACGGAGCTTGCCTTCCGTGGCGCGATTGAGCTAGGTGAAAAGGCAGGTTCTAAGGCGTTGCGGGCGGTTGGTTTGATGACGCCTTGGGAGAAAATGACACCGCAGCAGGCAACGGAAGCCTTCTTGTCCCAAATGGAAGAAGCCAAGAAGATGGCCAGCGTGGCTTCTGGTTCTGGCGGACTTACCGGGAAACTTTTTGAAGGGCTGGACGCCGAGATTGACCCGCAGAAAGTCAGCGAACTGGCTTTGGGGGAACCACTGACTTTTGTTGCTATTGGCAATGCGTTTTCTCTGGTCGGAAAGTTTGGTGGGAAAGTAATTGGAACTGCGGCTTCAAAAGAAGCCGCCGCTGCGGCGGCCCTTCGGTACAATCGGTTGCTTTCTTCGATGAAGGCTCCGGCGGCCCCTGAGCTATCGGCTGCGGCTACTGCGGCTGAAGGCGCTCCATTTAAGATTTCGGCGGTTGGCAAAGGTGTAGTGGGGGAAACGACTGGCGAGGCACTGCAAAAAGCCAGCCTTGAGGCGGCTGGTCCGAGAACTGTTCTTGGCTTGGCCGCCGAGGGGG